GGACCTGTAGCACCAGCGGTACCTGTAGTACCAGTTGGGCCAGTAGCTCCTGTTGCTCCTGCGGCACCATTAGTTCCTGTGGCACCTGTTGGGCCTGCTGGTCCTGTAGCTCCAGCAGTTCCTGTTGGGCCTGTCGGTCCTGCTACAGTGCTATTAGCGCCAGTTGGACCTGTGGCTCCAGTTGCTCCAGTTGGTCCTGTAGGGCCAGGAACGGTAGAAGCAGCACCTGTTGAACCAGTAGCGCCTGTCGCTCCAGTGGCTCCTGTAGCCCCTGTAGGCCCCGTAGGGCCTGCTACAGTCGAGTCGGCACCTGTTGCACCGGTTGGCCCAGTAGAACCTGTTACGCCTGTGGCGCCTGTTGATCCTGTTGCGCCAGTACTTCCAGTTGATCCAGTCGGGCCTGTAACTCCGTTAACGCCATTGACACCTGTAGGGCCAGTCGAGCCTGTAGCTCCTGTGCTTCCTGTGGGTCCTGTGGCACCTGTAACTCCTGTCGGTCCTGTTGGACCAGAAGGTCCAGGCACGCTTGAAGCGGCGCCTGTGGCGCCAGTAGATCCTGTGTTACCAGTTGGCCCTGTTGATCCTGTGGATCCTGTAGGTCCTGTTACACCAACTCCACCTTGTGGTCCTTGGTCTGCTGCGAAAGTAACAGATACTTGTGGGGTAATGGATTCGATAACAATTATTGTCTCGCTCATACTGTCACCCCTGGAGTCACTGTGAATTGGCCTTCTAAATATCTTGTAACTGTTGCGCCTGAGTTAAGTACTAGATCGTAAACATAACGATTGGCAACGATGTTTGTAATGCTTGATGGGAAGTTAACGGTCACGCGACCATTAACAGCATCAAATGTCATATAGCCATTTGCTATGGTTGCTATCAAAGTTGTTGTGGCAGATCCAGTAAACGGGCGCACTGTCATTGTTCCGGTGTAGCCTGTCAAGTTCAACGGAGTTGAATCGTTCTTGATCTGGAATTGAAAATTAAATGTAGTTGCTTGTTCTAAGACAAGGTTAAATTTCGCACTCAAGATGTGAGTCCTTGGAGAGCTGCGTTAGCAGTAAGACCAGTAGTGCCAGCGATGTAATTACATACACCGTTATAGTCCAGATGCTGCCACGCAGGAGTCGTGATCCCCGCAATGTCATTTAGAATACCTACCGTATCTGTGTGTTGAGTTGTAACTCCACGAGCAGTTGCCCAACCTTTTGCGGCCTTGGCCTCATCAACATATGTGGAGATGGGAGGATAGGTGCCACCATTGGCAAGCCTGTTTAGTTCAGCTACTAGAGTTGATCCTGGTGTTCCTGTTGGCACCTATCTACCTCACTTCTTCTTTGTGGTCTTTTTTGTTTTCTTTGCCATACCTGCTTCGCTTAGCGCGATAGCGACGGCTTGCTTCTTGTTTTTGACTACTGGACCTTTCTTAGATCCAGAATGTAATGCGCCAGCCTTAAACTCGTGCATTACCTTTTGAACTTTAGCTGGATTCTTTTTCATACTAGCACTTACACATCTTGTCTGACTTACCGCACTTGCGACACTTACCTGGTTTCTTAACGGCCATTATTTCATCCATCCATATTTCTTGTCGAGGGCTGCTGCTGCTTTTTTCTCCATTGAGGCTACGCCTTTTTTGGAAGTCTGCTTTTGTATAGCCTTGATTGCGGCTTTACCTTTTACTGCTGGTGTTGGCTTAGGCTTTGGCATAGCCATTGCCTTCTTCTTCATAGCGGCCATTACTTCTTACCGCCTACGCCAGTTTGTAGTGACTCATAAGTCATATACTTCATAGCATTTGGATACTGCTGTTCTGGCTTTGGATAGACAGCTTCTGCCCAGTCTTCTGATTCCATTTCAACGACGGGCTTGGCACCGACGCTCTTATACTTAGCGAGATCTTGTAATGATTCGTCCATTTGTTTCTCCTTGTGAGTTAGTCTTTGAATCCCATTGTGTTGCCATTGAACGCCTTACCAGCAGTATTGCTAGCAATTACAGCAGCATCAATATCTCTTTGCTTTGTTGATACTGGTTCAATTCCTTGTCGTATTGCGCTGTAATAGGAACCTAGTTCCTTATCGTGCGCCTTAGCAGTTGGTACGCCGTTATTCTTTGCGGCTCCAACATCTAACTGTAGTTCACCTACCTTGCAGCCAAAGCAACCTTCGACATACTCAAGGTGAACTGTTCTTCTATGTAAACTCATTAGACCACCGGTGTTAGGTAACTTGAATAGCCTGCTGCTATTAAGATCGCTGCTTCTGAATCACTGATCGTGTATTCGTGGCCACCTAGATAATAGGCGTCAGCATCTGATAGATCATCTTGACTTGGTGTTCGGTTCTCAGTTACTACGCTTCCATTAACAAGCAAAGTGATACCACGAGCAATATCGGTAATGCTGACTCCGATAACACCATTAGGTGTGCCACCTTGTAAACGCTTACCGGCTAGGCGAGAGTAAGGAGAGAAGTTATTATCAGTCCAAGTCTCGTTGTTCCAAGGAGTGTTTAATTGGTATGGCACATTATCCCTTTCTTATAGTGACAGGGACGGGTTTGACCCCGCCCCTGCCGTTGCTCAAATTAGCCGAGGCTTGAAGCTGTCTCAATACGATAGAGAGCTGCTTCACGGAGGCGAGCAAAGCCACCGAAGTAGTACCAACCAATGGTGCGGAAACGACGCAAAGCGTCAATCTCTGGTCCAATGATGGTCTCAATGTCCTGAGCCTGTGCTTCTGCTAGGGCTTCACGACCTGCAATAACTGCCTTGTAGACATTTACTGCTGGAGAGTTTGTGTTCACTGCGAAAGGCACACGAGGTGTCTCAACAACGAACGCACCTTCGATGACGCCTACGGCGCCTGCTACGAATGGTGTGCGGTCTACGTACTGGGTTAGAGCCTGGAATCCACCAGTGCCTGATTCAGCGCGTAAGTCAGCTGCCTGACGTGGGTGTAGGTATGCAGCGTATAGATCGTTGATGCGTGGAACAGCCTTGTTTGTACGAAGTTCTGTTACAGCCTTACGGATCGCAGCAACAGACATAGTATCTGCTGCATCAATTGTGTTTGTTGTAGTTGCGTTGCCACCGTAGATTACGTTGGTGCCGCCTGTTAGGACAGCCGCTACTACAGCATCAATTGAGTCTGCTGAGTTGTACGCGATGATGTCAGCAAGAGCTGAATCAACGTCGTTGAATGAAGTTAGGTTTAACTTCTTTGTTGTTGTTACAGCTGAACCGTATTCGTTCAGAGTTACTGTAACTTGGTTTGGGTTACCAAGAGCAATGCTTGATACATCAGTAGTTTCTGTCAATGTAGATGTAGCTTGTGCTAAATCTGAATAGATAGAGAAAACAACTGACGAACCTGGCATAGCCTGTTGGACCGGCTTGACATCTGCGAGACCGCGCATTACAGGAATGGAACGTAGTGCCATTCTTACATACTGATCGTATGCTGCTTTGACGAGGGCGCTAATGTCCGATGTTCCAGTTAAGGAACCACCTGGAATTGCCATTAGGTATAACCTTTCGTTTGTTGGGTTGGGTTAAATCCCAGACTGACGAATGATTTCGTCCAGTTCTTCCTTGCTGTTAGCATTTAACAAACGAGACATAACATCTGCACCGCGGTCTGGGGTCATACCCTGTTCCGCTGTGTTAGTCATTCTCTTGTATGCTGCTGCGTTGGCTGGATCTACATTTGTAGTTTGGGCTTGGCCTAAATCAATACCGAACACGTCGGCATAATCTTCAAGCCACTTAGACACCGAATCTTCAGTTGGTTCAATGTCCTGCGGGATAAACGAAGCTATCTTCGAATTTACCCCACGACGTTCGAGGGCATCCTTGATTGATCGTTCACGTTGAGCCTTATTAAGTCCATCGAATTGTGAACGAAGTTCAGCAATTTCTTTGTCCTTCTGTTTGGCTGCTTTGCGTAGTTGTTTTACAAGGTCATTGCCTGATGATTCTGTATCGAAGTCATCGTCATCCTCGTAGTCATAATTGGACATATTGGTCCTTCTCCCTATCATTTGTTTGATTGACGTAGGCCTCATATTCCGCTGGGGGACGGGTATGGCTCCTACTACTGGTCTTCTTATCGCTCCACTAGGCCAGTCGTTCTAGTGGCAGGCTTTGTTATTTAGAAGTTACCGGCGCGTTCTCTACCGAGTGCGCCTTGTGCTGTTCCTGCTTGTCCAGAGAATGATGCTCGCTCTAAGCCAGCAAGTTTCTTACGTTGCGCAGCGGCATCTACTGAACCACCAAGACCAAATATTTCTTGTTCTGCTGTCTGTTGTGTATAAGGTGACTCACCGTACATTGCTGCTAGTTGTCCACCACGTGGTGCTACTTCAGCTACTGTCTGGAAACCTTGTTGTGCTTGAGCCTTAGTAATACCGGCTTGAGAAAGTTCTTCAGCGCGAGTTAGGTTGGTTTTGAGTCCAGCTTGTAGTGCTGCGCCACCAATCTCTGCTGCTGTGACCTTACGTTTAATTTCAGTTAGCGCATTAGTTGGATCTAGCGTGTAAGCAAGAATGTCACCGTTGGTGATACCAGGATAGAAACTCTTGAGCGCTGCTAGCACTTCTGGGTTAGAGTTAAGTACACGCTCTTGTCCTGCCATAACACGGTCTTCTAATTCAGTTGCCGATACATCATTAGCAATAAATTGTTGAAAACCTGCTTGTGTACCAAAGTCACCTTTAGCATAATAAGACTCTGGTAGTCCATAGTTACGCATAATGTTCTGGTACTGGTCTTCAAGTCCAATGTATTCAGCTTCAGAGATTGCCGCTAACCCATTCTTAACACGGTCTGCGTTAGCAGCAAAACGTGTCTGGTAGGTCTTTGTGCCACGTAGTTTAAGTGTGAGTTCTGATTTAGATAAACCATCTTTAATAAATTCTTCAACATCTTTTACTAGAGATCCAAGTCCGTAGCGGTCAAATTCTTCATACAATAATTCGTAGGCAGACTGTCCTCTTTGACGCTTTTCATCTAGTTTTACTTTTTCAAGGTAGGCATTGTAAAGATTTAGATCGGTAAATATCTTTCCATCTGGTGCTGTGTAGGTAGTACCAGTTGCCCCAGCGCCATCTGATCCGCTATCCGCAGCTTGAAAATCAATAGTTCCATCGCTGTAAACAATCTCGTACCCATTTAACTTGCCATTAATGGGATTATACTTAGGGGTTTTTGATTTAACAATCTTAGGTGTAGTTTCAGTTTTAGGTGTAGGTACAGTTTCAGGTGCTGTAACAGGTGTGGTTTCTAAACTATTTACAACTTTATTAATATCATTAACTGCTCTAGTTCCAGCAAGACTTGCTTCTGCTTCTGTCTTTGAAGCAGCAGTTGCGGCAACTTCAGCAGCAGCGCTAGCTTGTAATTCTCTAGCGGCTTTAACGTCCGGATCTGCCTCTAAAATGTCTTTACGTTGTGGAGCACTTAAGTCATAGGCTTTCCGTGCTTCATCAAGTCTTACTTTTGCTTTGTTAACTATTGCGCTAGATTCTTGACTATCAACAACAGCAGCATAGGCTGCTTCTGCTGCTTTAAGTTCTTTATTAATAGCAGCAAGACTTTCTTTTAATGTTGCCATAATTACCCCTGAAATCCAAAGTCACGCAACACATCTAGTGCAGCAGTTGAAACATCTTGTTTAGCTTGTTCTGTATATTGCCAACGATCATCACGGCGTAGTAATTTCTTGAAGTCATATATGTTCATATCACCCTTATCGGTGATAGCAGCGCGTAGTGTTGGATCGTTTAGGTCAATTTGATTTGGGTCTTGAATATCAAGGATAGTAGCCATTGTCTGACGGTATGGAGCATAAACTTGATTTAAGTTGTAGCCTTGAGCCAATAGGTCACGTACATATTGAGGTTGTCCTTGAGCAGCAAGTTTACGAGAATCAGCGATAACTCTATTAACATCAATAGTTCCTGCTGCTATACCTTGTAGAACTTGTTGTTCGCTTGCTCCACCAGGAATAATGTCACTGACTTGGAATCCATTATCGCGTGCTGCTTGTACAAGTAAATTATAGTTATTAAGTGCTTGACCTGAGTAACCTTCGGTTACTTTGCCACCGATCATTCCTGATACTGGGCGAATAGAAGCAGCTAAGAAACTATCAACAAATGTGTCATCTTCACTACGGTTAGTAATGTAAAGATTCTCAGCAGCCTTACGTAATGCCGCAGGATCTGAAGCAGCAGCTGAACCAATTTCTGTAGCACGCTTTTTAAGTTTTGCTTCGATCTTAGAGATCTGCATCTCATAATCAGTAGAGCCTTGGGCTTGCCCAGATGCTTGAAGATCACGGTAATTGTAATACTGGACATAACGTGCCTTGATCTCAGCAGAGTTCTGCTTGAACCAAAGATCATCACGGATAGCCTTACGTAACTTGTCCGGAGTCCACTTTTCATCTACGTACTTTTTAAGTAGCGCATTAAGGCTTGGGATATTCTTAAATAATGTTTCAGGTAAAGCAAAGTCTTTCTCTGCTGCTACGTTTATAGCTTCTGCTTGAAGTTCAGCAGCAGTTTTTTCTTTAACTCCAGTACTTGCTCCTGCACCAGCTCCAGTTCCAGCTCCAGTTCCAGCTCCTCCACCTGTGCCACCAGTATTTGGTGTTGGGGTAGGAGTTTTTTTAGGAGTATTAGGATCGGCATCAATTGTATCTGGTATTCCATCACCATCAGAATCTTTGCCCTTTACATCACGATTGGCTATGTTCAAAGCGTCCTGTGCTGCTTTAATTGCTTTAGCATCAGCAGATGCTTTAGCATAAGCAAGATCTTCTTTTGCTTTAGCAAGATCAGCCTTTGCTTTCACGGCTTTTTCTTGTTTCACAGCTTCGGCTAAAGATGTCTTATTTGCTTTAATTTCAGATAAGGTCTTCTTGATTGCTGCTTCTGTTGTCTTAAATTCTGGGTCTTTTAAGCTAAGTGATTTTAAGGCTTGGCGCTGGCGTTCAAGGATTCCAGTTAGACGCTTGATGTTATTTGATATGTCTTTAGAAGTTTTAGCTGCCATTAGCGTAGACCTCCAAGTTCCTGCATTAAAATTGTATAAGCATCAGATGCTTGATTAGTCTTGGCCTCTGCTGTGCCAGCAATCTTTTCTGTGATGAACTGTTGTTCATCTACGCCACCAGTGGTATTGCTAAATCCTTTACCAGATACGTTAACCGAAGGTTGTTTCTTTTGTTCTGCGGTAATTAACTTCTGGTATTTTGCTTTTTCAGCATCAGTCAAAGAGCGACCTAATAGATCTTGGGCAACAGTCTCAAGTATTTTTGCTGTTTGAGTAGGGCTGGTTACGTATGTTTGCTTTGTGGTTGTTGGACCACCGCCATCACCAGTAGATTCTTGTTTACTACTTAAAAGAACATCATAACGCGTAATAGGTTTTGTAGCACCAACTAATTTATTAAGAGCTACTTGTGACTTATATGCGCCTTCTAGTTTTACTAAAGCATTATAGTACTTAACATTGAAATCAGATGATACAGATCCAGTCCAGAAGCCAGCATTTTTTAATTGTTCAGCTAGAGCCAAGCGTGCTGCGTCAGATCCATTTGCCACGTCTTTGGCAAAGACTTCCAGGGTTACTTCATCAGCCATTTGTATCTCCAATTAACGAGGCAAACATTGTGTTGTAAGCACTCATAGTATTTTCGTTTGCCTTAGCAAGTTCACGTAATTTAACAATTGCTTCATCTTGCATAAATGACACAAGGTTACTTGTACCAGAAAGTGTGCTTAACGCTTCCTTTTGTGTCTTGTATGAGTCATAAGTATCCAGCATATCTTTAAGAGATTTCTGTATAGGACCACGAACAGTTACAGTTTTATCGTTTAACATTCTACGTAGGTCATCAAGAGCGCGTATGCGTTCAATGGCTTTCTTGCCACCTTGTGCTAGTTCTTCTTGAACTAAAGGACGGCCAGCCTTGAAAGCCTTAGACCATTCTGTAAAGTCTTGACGAGCAAGAGTGCGTTCAAAATCAGTAACCATACCCTCAAGAGAAGACTCATATTCATTCTTCTTTGAGTAATATTTCTGAAGATCAGAGGCTGTTTGTACTTCACGCAAGTAATCATCTACACGCTTGTTGTACTTTAGACCCATATCCTTCATAGTCTTATAGGCATCCCAAGAGAAGCCTGACTTGTTAGGAATAAGAAACGCTGCGCCCTGTGGATACTTTGAAAATAGATCTTGATTCTTATCTACAAATTCGCCTGATTCTTCTGCGTATTTGATAATAGCAACTGTTTTCTTTTCAGACTCAGGGATAGTAAATGGAATTTCGTTAGGGAATAACTCAACCCATTTAGTCATAGCTGCGTCGTAATCGCCTGGGTATTGATCTAGCAAACTGTTCCAAGCCTGCTTAAAGTTAGCCTTACCATTATCCTTGATCCATTGGTTCATATCAGCTTTTAACTGTATGGATGGTGATGCCGGAGCAAAGAACCCAAATACGAAACGTGTACCGAGGATACCAAGAACTGTGTTCTTAATACGTTGACGGTATATTTCTTGTTCTTCAATTGTAGGAGGAATTAGATTACCAGTCTCATCATACTTCTCTGGTAATCCGTGACCGCCTGCTTCTAAGTAAGTAACTGCTTTACGCCAAGCTGATGCGTATTGGGAGTCACGCTCATCTGTGTTCATTACTTCATACAAACGGTTAACGTGAGCAGGCAAGAATGAGGATACAAAGGAACGATCTACGGCATACTTGCCAAGAGTTAACTCTGTAATATGGTCAGCAGCGCCAGGAGCACCAGCCACATCTACAATATTAGAAAGCATCTTCATTGAGATACCGGCTAATGGACCAGAAAATGTTGGGATCAAGGAATCTTGATTTAGAGATGGTGTAAGCATCTTTACTTGAGCGCCAAACTGTACTGGAAAAGGTGTCTTAAACTCTGCTGGTATACCCATTGTTGTCATTGCGCTTCTTACAGCAGCATAGATTGGCTCAATACCTGGGTAGACAAAGTACTTTTCGCCTTGATCGTCTTCTTGAATCCAACCATTATGGCTAATACCATCGTAGGTAAGTGATGCCTTACGGATAGCCATAGGGTTGTATTTAACGGTACGATACATACGGCGATAGAAGTCTTCAGTAGCGCGATAGAAACGTGAGAAGTTACGAACGTTAAAGGCTAACTGAGTACGAACAAGTGGGTTATCCACATATTGAATTACTTGAGATACAGCACGTTCTTCTACCAAATTAGCAAATTGACGCTTGGCAGCTAGGGTAGCCTTGGCAATTTTCTTTGGATCGGCTTGATCTACCTTACTAACTACTGAGTTAATGTAAGCATCTTCAAAGCCAGATTTCTTCATCTGTTTGCGAAGGCTAACAATTTCGTTAAAGACAATAGGCTGACGAGATAGACGGGCGTTAGCCAAACCTAACCAAGTCCAACCTTTTGTCATCAAAGATGAGGTAATGTTACCTGAATCAGAGATAGGTACCAGTGCTGGCCCAAGAACATATGCTGGAATGTCAGCATCATCTAAGTTTGATACGTCATCTAAAGATAACTTACCAGAGATGATAGCTTCACCCTGATCATTTCTTGTGCGTATCTTGTTTAGTAACTCTAGGTTTAATTCTTTAACAGAATTAGCAGTTGTTCCACGCTTTTCAAAGATCTCAGCAGCACGCTTGTAAACTATCTCTGCGTGTTGCTTTTCATCAATGCCACGCGCAGCAAGTTGTGCTTCTGTGCGGAATCCTGGATTCTTTTGCATCCATTCCATAATTTTACTAATAGCAAGTGCTTTGCCTTCTGCTGTATTGCTTAAGTTTGCTACAGCAATAGCACCTAATTCATCATTTGCGTAGTAGTTAATACGCATAAGCCAAGTAAGTAGGGCTGCTTCATCTTGATTACCAAGCGCACGAGCACGATATGTACGATCTGATTTTGCTGGCCCGTATTTAGCGGCTTTAGGTTCATTGATTACTAAGGCTTCGCTACGTACACCGTGTTCACGAGTAAATATAGTAGCTCTAGTAACAAAATCTCCACCAGTAGCAAAGTTGCTTGCTCCTTCGGAGACAATAGCCATAGAATTTTCTAAGTTTCCATAGATGAGATGCTCTGCGAGTATCGCTGCTTCTTCTTCAAACATAGGTTTCATACCTAGCGCCTTGCGGTACCGGTTAATTCTTCCAGAAGTTAAGGCAGTGGCCATAATTCTACGTGTCTGTTCAGTGGCAGATACAGTTGTTACAGCTTTTAACTCATCAATCTTAGCCTCAAGGGATACCTTGGCAGCGGGATCTGTGGTAATTTTAATTTGTTCACGTATAGATTTGATTTCTTCACGTGCGTTGACAATAGCATCATCAATTCCAGAGATTTGAGTCTCAAACTTAGCAGCTTCGTTCTTATTTAGAATACGAAGCATACCGCCTAGTGGATTTTCAGACCAGTTCTTAGATGCTCTGGCACCTTCTAGCGCAGTATTAACGCGAGTTGATAGGTATCGGTTCTTAGCAAGACCCCAAGGGCTGCCACCGATAGCAAGATGAACCATTAAATCTTCAGATGCGTTACGAACTGCGTAACGAGGACCGGCAAGAGTTAAGAATGACCAGTATCCTGTCATCTTATCTACCCACTCTTTGTTTGACTGTCCCCACATACGGCTTATTAGGCCAGAACGTGCGGCTGCTCGGTCAATATCAGCAAGACTAGGAGTAGTCATAAAGCGATTAAAGTCAGATGGTAGAGATCCAATATCTGGAAAATCATCTGCGAAGTTTCCTACAGAGAACTTGTGATCGCCTTTAGTAATGGTCTGGCTAACAATCTTTTGTCCGGCTTCAGTAAGGTTTAGGCCACGCACTTCTGCGATAGTTCCCCAAATGCCTTTTACCATTTCTTTTCGCTCACCAATACTGGTTACAGCTTCAAAGGTTTCAGCAATCATCTTTGAATCTTGCTTAGGCAAGACTAAACGTGCCAAACGGTAGACCTGAGTAGAAGCATCCTTTGCCATAACATCAAAGACGTCATCTTTGAACATAGGAGCAATATCAAATTTAGCCTTAAATCTATCTAGGCGTGCGCCAATAGCCAAAGAAGGCAAGCGAGCAAAACCTTTTTGGTTTGTAAGGTCTTTAACCTTTGCCCCAATAACAACTCCGTCTTCAGATACTGCTTTACGGATTCCATCTGTATCAGATAGAGCACCGTATAAGTCATCAATGATGCGTGGAGCGAAGCGATCAATACTAATGTATTTATTAGCAGTAGTAATAATGTTTACTCTAGCTTTACGAGTAGCGTCTAAACGAGGAAGGATTACTCGCTTACGACCAACTGCTCCTTTAAGCATATTGACTGCTTCTTCTGTATTAAGAAGGAAGGCTTTTGCTGTAGTGGCATCTACTACTTCTGACTTCTGAAGAACTTTAATTACTTCTGGGCCAAATTCAGGAGCCAATAATTTAAGTTGATCTCTAGCAGCAACTAGATCTTTGCCTTTGCCATTAGATTTCTGCAGAAAAGAATACTTATCTAGTACGGCTCCATATTGATCCCAGAACGCAGTCGTAGCTGGTTTGGCAAAATAGTCATTTACCTTTTCGCCTTTAGCCATTACATCTAAAGAGTATTTTCCAATTGTGTATAAAGATTTTACCTTTGATGCTACAACAAGTGGATCGGCAAATAAACGAAAAGCAGTATCTGTAGTTCCGGATACAAGTCCGTACACAAAACCATTCTTTTCCAAAGACTCAGGAAGAATAGCGTTAGCCAATTGCCGCCCTGGTGAGAACTTAGCTCTATCTACCTCAGCTAGAACGTCATTAAATAGCCCACGAGATTGCTCGATATTAGTAACGCCTGGTATAACTGTGTTATTAGGATCAGCCAACATAATATACTTGCGTTGTTCAGGAGTTGCGGTAGCAAGTAACTTTCCCACATCTTCGCCTGACTTAATGCGCATAGCAATATCTACAGCATCTTGGCCAAACTTGGCTTTTGCCTTGTCAATACGGCCTTCGTTGTATACCTTGTCACCTTTATCATTAGCTTGATCCCAAGCAAAGCCAACTTCGCCTTGTGATAATGGGATAGCAACAGCACGATAAGTACGTGTAGCAAGATCAGATAATTCTATAGCGCCTTTGAAGGCAAGAGTAATAGGGTTGTACTTAAAGGCAGTGCTTAGCCATCCTGTAGATGGCTTAGTCAATGGATCCTGAGTACCAAACTTCTTTACTAGATCCTGTTGCTGGTTTGCTGGCAACTTAGAATACTTTGCTTGCGCAACTTCAGCAGGCAAATTAGATAATTCTTTATGGACAAAGAGAGCCTTGACTAGATCGTCAACTTGCTTCTTTGATTCACCTTGTAGATTTGCGGCTAGCGCTGCTGCTTTGATGTTGTCAGCCATCAATTACCTTGCGCTAATGCTTCTTGGTACAACACTGCAATCTCGCCAGTGGTATCAAAAGGCAACAGTTGTACTAAAGAATCTGAAAGTTTAACGGTGTTCTTCTTCATCATAAGAGCTGATGATCCAGCGCCTGCGCCCATATCAACACCATTAGTTACTGGTTCATTAGGGCGTGAGGTTGGAGCAAATAATTCTGTCAATGGCGCCTTTGTTGCAGCGTCGCGTACTTCAGCGGCTGGTGTTGGGCGTTGATCTGGAGTTGAAGCCAAAGGCGCACCTGACTTAATTGCTGCGGTGTCTACACCTTCGCCGTATGAAGTAGAACCCATACGTAGGCTATCTGTGCGAACAGAGTACTTGCCAGGACCTGAAACGCCGGCTTTGGGATTCATTGGTGTATCAGCCATCTGTTTCTTCTCCTAACTTTTCTAAATCTGCGGTCATATCTTCCCAAGCACGAATAGTCTTCGTCTTTTGGTTAGAATGATAAATGGATAGTTCCATTAGTTCACTGGTCATTGCCTCAAATGTTTGGGCTAGGTTGTGAACAAAACCTGTAAGTATTACTAAGAAATCAGAAGGGCGCACTGGGCGAGGAATGTCATTGCTGTCGTTGCTCACCCAGTACACCTTTCCATTAAACTAATTAAGCCTTCTTGCCTTTGCGAGCTGTTCCGGCATAACCGAAGTTAACCTTACCGCCTTTAACTGATCCTGCCTTTGTATCAACCTTTACTGGTTGTACTGGAGCTGGAGCTTGTGATCCTTTGTTCATTTTGCACCTCCTTCGGTTATGCTGCGCCGGTGATTCCGGCTAGTAGTGACGCTATATCGGGTTTTTGACCAGCAGCAGGGGCCATACCACCTTGTGGATTTGGAGGTTGCTGCGAGGCAGGGGCGGAGGCCGCACCTGCTGCTGGAAGCATTTGTTCAGCGCCAGGCATACCTGGCATCTGTGGTGGCATCTCTGGTGCCGGTGGTGGGGCAAAAGCCTTCTCTACTACTGATTCTAGTGAGAGGCCCTTTTGCCGACCTTGGATAACAGCTGCGATACGGCTGACAATCTCTGAAGGGTCTTGGCCTTGCGCTGCCAAGGCAGGAATAGCCTGAGCATATTGCGCAACAGATACACGCAAAGCATCACGCATTTCTTCAATGTCAACACGTTGTTCTTCTTGAGATACATTTAGATCCATTGGGATCTCGCGGCGTACGTAATCACGAGATACTAGTTTGTCGGAACGCATTTGTAGCAAAGCAATAATGGCACGGCTTGGATCCATACCAGACATAATTCCGTAACGTACATCTACGCCGTACTCGCCTTTAATATCACGAGATGGTGTGTACTTTAATACATACGGTGTGCCATCTTC